ATTCATCTTCTATATCACTGCGTGTGTAAAAGAATAGAAAATTGGGAGGGACACCCCTCAAGACATCCAAGTGAGCAAGAACATCTCCATTATCTAAAAGATTGGTTATATCGATTGATATTAGAATTCAAGTTTGACAATATGTAATAAATATCTTTAGATGAATGGATTCATGTGATTGATACAACGGCTAATCTTGTTATATCAAAATCCAACGAAGTATTTTTAAAAATCAATACGGAACCTCATATTGAATATGAGTTAAGAGACCATTTTAAGTTTGAGGTTCCCAATGCAAAGTTTATGCCCCAGTACCGTGGAAGGAATTGGAATGGGGAGATTCATTTGTATGACATGCGTTCTAAGCAGATCTATGTTGGTCTGTTAGATAAACTTGTGCAGTTTTGTAATAATTACGGATACACTTATAAGTTTGAAGATAATAAATTTTACGGAACTCCATATGAGGAAAATGATCACATCTCATATGAAGGCGTAAAGGATTACATGAATTCTATTTGCTCTCACTCACCAAGGAAGTATCAAATTGAGGGAGTATACGACGCTCTAAAGCACAATAGAAAACTATTGATATCACCCACTGCAAGCGGCAAATCTCTGATGATTTACTCTCTTGTAAGATATTATGTTGACAAAGGTCAAAAAATCTTGCTAGTTGTTCCAACGACATCTCTCGTAGAGCAGATGTATAAGGATTTTCTTGATTATGGTTGGGATGCTGATTCATATTGCCATCGGATTTACTCTGGTAGGGAAAAAAGTAATGATGCTCCTGTCACAATCACAACTTGGCAGTCTGTTTACAAATTAGAGAGATCTTTTTTTGAAGACTATAATGTTGTAATTGGAGATGAAGCTCACCTGTTTAAAAGTAAATCTTTAATATCTATAATGACAAAATTACATCATGCAAAATATAGATTTGGATTTACTGGAACTCTTGATGGAACACAAACTCACAAATGGGTGTTAGAAGGATTATTTGGTCCATCATACAAAGTAACTAAAACCGATGAATTGATGAGGCAAGGCCATTTGTCTCAATTAGATATACAGTGTTTGGTTCTTAAACACACTCCACAAATTTTTGAAACCTATGAAGATGAGATTCAATATCTTATTTCTCATGAAAAAAGAAATAAGTTTATTAAAAATTTAACTCTAGATCTAAAAGGCAATACTTTAGTCTTGTACAGTCGAGTTGAATCTCATGGTGCAATACTTTTCGATATGATAAATACTTCCAAAGAAGATAACAGAAAGGCATTCTTCATTCACGGAGGAGTAGACGCTGAAGAGAGGGAGTTGGTAAGAGAGATAACCGAAAGAGAAAACAATGCAATCATCGTTGCCTCTTATGGAACTTTTTCTACTGGTATCAACATTAAGAACCTCCATAATGTTATCTTTGCATCTCCATCAAAATCAAGAGTTAGAAATTTACAATCGATTGGAAGAGTTCTTAGAAAAGGAAAAAATAAAACTAAAGCAATCCTCTACGACATCTCTGACGATTGTACACATAAGTCAAGAAGAAACTACACTTTAAACCATCTCATTGAAAGAATTAAAATATACAACGAAGAGAATTTTAACTATGAGATAATCACTATTCAATTAAAGACATGATAGAAGACGATTTCTACGCAACAATTAAATTTAAATCAGGAGAAGAGGTCTATGCCAAAGTAGCAGCTTCTGAGGAAGAGACTAGGACAATGCTCCTTATATCAAATCCAATTACTATTGTTGAAGTTAAAACAAGATCAGGTATTGCAGGATACAAAGTAGAACCCTGGTTAAAAACAACTAGAGAAGATTTATTTGTTATTAATTTAGATGATGTATTAACAATGTCTGAATCATCTGATTTAGAAATGATATCGATATATCAACAATATGTACAAGACTCTGCTAAAGCAAAAGCAGGTCGTCCAAAGATGACTAGAGAAATGGGATATATATCTACCGTTAATGATGCTAAAGATATCTTAGAAAAGCTTTATAAGAAAAGCTAACTTATGAACCCTGACAGAGTTATTGTACAGTTATTTTAGAGGTGTGTCAAGCTTGTCATTGTTGATTGGAAATGTTATACTATCTACATAATAGTGATAATGAACCCTTATGATACGACCAGGAACTATGACAAAGCGTAAAAGGTCAGAACACTATGTTAACAATAAAGAATTTCTAGCAGCACTTACGCATTATCAAAGCGAAGTTGAAATTACCTTTATTAGAAAGTTTGGTAGAGAGCCAACAAAACAGGATAGAGGAACTCATTGGGATACAAAACCACCCATTCCTCGTTACATTGGTGAATGTTTTTTGAAGATTGCAAATCATTTATCATTTAAGCCAAACTTTGTTAACTACATGTTCAAGGAGGACATGATCTCTGATGGAATCGAAAATTGCGTTCAATACATTCATAATTTTAATCCTCAGAAATCCCAAAATCCTTTTGCTTACTTTACGCAGATTATTCATTATGCGTTTCTCCGCAGGATCCAAAGAGAGAAGCGTCAGTTAGAAATTAAAAACAAGATTCTTGAAAAGTCTGGATACGATCAAGTATTCTATGATGATGGTGTTGACGGAATGAATTCTGCTGATTATAATAGCATCAAAGATGCTGTTCACAGTAAACTGCGCTATTAATGAAAGTTGCAATCATTACAGATCAACACTTTGGAGCAAGAAAAAACTCAAAACTTTTTCATGATTATTTTCTAAAGTTTTATAATGAAGTCTTCTTTCCTACATTAGAGAGGGAAGGCATCACCACTGTCATTGACATGGGAGATACTTTTGATAGTCGTAAGGGAATTGATTTCTCTGCACTATCTTGGGCAAAAAATAATTATTATGATAGACTCCGTGATATGGGAGTGACAGTTCATACTGTCGTTGGTAATCATACTGCATATTACAAGAATACAAATGAAGTCAATGCTGTAGACTTGCTTTTGCGTGAGTATGACAATGTGATTGTTTACTCTGAAGCAACTGAGGCAAAGGTTGATAACCTTGATGTTCTTTTTGTTCCTTGGATTAACCAAGACAATGAGGAACAGACTCTAAAGTTGATTGATAAAACATCTTGTCCTGTTGCCTTGGGCCACTTGGAGTTAATTGGATTCCGAGTTCACCGTGGTTATGTTATGGACCATGGTACAGACACAAAAGTTTTTGATAAGTTTGATCGCGTATATTCTGGTCATTATCATACACGAAGCGACAATGGAAAAATTTTCTATCTAGGTAATCCATATGAGATGTTCTGGAATGATTGTAAAGATACCAGAGGATTTCATATTTTTGACACGGATACTTTAGAACATGTTCCTGTAAATAATCCAAATCGATTATTTTATACAATTTACTATGAGGACAATGATCATCAAACTTTTGATGCTCGTGAGTATAAGGATAAAATTGTAAAAATTATTGTTCGTAAAAAAACCGATCTCAAAAAGTTTGAAAAATTTGTAGATAAGTTGTATAATGTAGGAGTATTTGAGCTCAAAGTTGTAGAAAACTTCCAAATAGAAGAAAGCGAAAACTTTGAGGCATTTGAATCAGAAGATACTCTTTCTATTCTAAACAGATACATCGAAGAGTCCGAAATTAATCTGGAAAAATCTATCATCCAGAAAGTCATTCAAGAGGTCTATCAAGAGGCATGTGAGTTAATTTAATGTATATTCTGACTGTAAACGGTAAAGAAACTGAAGGAGCATACTCTGTAGAGAATGAAGATGGGGATCAGGTCTTGTATCTTTTTGAAGAGGAAGATGATGCCTGTCGATATGCTATGATGTTGGAAGAGGAAGAATATCCTGAAATGCATGTAATTGAAGTTGATGATGAGGTGATGATTACTGTATGCGAAACCCAAGGGTATAATTATACAGTCATCACTAAGAATGACATTGTAGTTCCTCCAGTAACGGTTGAAAATGATTTTATTTGAAAAAGTTCGTTGGAAAAATTTTCTTTCTACTGGCAATCAATATACTGAAATTAATTTCCAAAAAAGTGCGACCACTCTGATTGTAGGTACTAATGGAACAGGTAAGAGTACTGTTCTTGATGCTCTTACTTTTTCTTTGTTTGGAAAACCATTTCGTAAAATTAATAAGCCACAACTCGTGAATACGGTCAATGAAAAAGACTGTAGAGTTGAAGTTGAGTTTTCAATTGGAACAACTAACTGGAAAGTTGTTCGTGGGATCAAACCAGCAGTATTTGAGATTTGGAGAAATGATTCTCTATTGGACCAATCTGCAGCAGCTTTAGATCAGCAGAAGTGGTTAGAACAAAATGTTCTGAAGATGAATTATAAATCTTTTACTCAAATTGTAATTTTGGGTTCATCAACTTTTGTGCCATTCATGCAGTTGACTGCTGCCAATCGCCGTGAGGTTATTGAGGATCTTTTGGATATTAAAATTTTCTCATCGATGAATAATATTCTTAAAGATAAGATTCGTGTTGTAAAAGAAGATATTAAAGTTCTTGATCTAAAAAAAGAATCTCTGACTGATAAAGTTGAGATGCAGTCAAACTTTATTGAAGAGATTGAGAAGCGTGGTAAGAAAAATATTCAAGACAGAAAAACTAAAATTTCTAATTTAGATGAAGAGATTCTTTCATACATGAAAGAGAATTCTATTACTGAAGAAGATATATTTAAGTATACAAAGGAACAAGAGTATGTTACTGGAGCTACAGAAAAGTTAAAGAAGTTAGATAATTTAAAAGGCAAGATCTCCCAAAAAGTATTAACTATTACGAAGGAACATAAATTTTTTACTGAAAATTCGGTATGCCCTACTTGTACGCAACCAATTGAGAACGATTTTAGAATAAATAAAATTGACGACGCCCAAAATAGAGCCCAGGAGTTGCAGTCTGGTTACAAAGAACTAGAGGAGGCAATTAAAAACGAACAAGAGCGAGAGCGTCAATTTACTGCCCTATCGAAGGAGATTACTAAACTCAATAATGGCATTTCTCAAAACAATACTCGGATATCTGGATGTCAGCGACAGATCAGAGATCTGGAGTCGGAAGTTCAAAGACTTACCGACAACCTTGCAAACAGAAATACTGAGCATGAGAAACTAGAAACCTTCAAGGACAATTTAAAAACTACTTATGACGAATTAGTATCAAAAAAAGATACAATCAACTACTACGATTTTTCTTATAGTTTACTAAAGGACGGTGGAGTTAAAACTAAAATTATCAAGAAGTATCTACCGCTGATAAATCAGCAAGTAAACCGTTATCTTCAGATGATGGATTTTTACATTAATTTTACTCTTGATGAAGAGTTTAACGAAACCGTCCAATCTCCCATTCACGAAGACTTTTCTTATGCATCTTTCAGTGAGGGAGAAAAGCAAAGAATTGACCTAGCACTTCTTTTCACTTGGAGAGAGGTTGCAAAATTCAAAAACTCTGTTGCTACAAATCTCATGATTTTGGATGAGGTATTTGATAGTTCTCTTGATGGCCAAGGAACCGAAGAATTCTTAAAAATTATTCGATTTGTAGTTAAGGATGCAAATATTTTTGTCATCTCACATAAGAGTGGGATGGACGATAGGTTCGATGATGTGATACGATTTGAAAAAATTAAAGGATTTAGTAGGATGGCGACATGAATGTATTGATTACTGGTCACAAAGGATTTATTGGTAGACATGTCTTTTCTGACTGGAAAGAAACTCATGGTGGATGGGTAACTGGTCTTGATAGACCAGATGATATTTCGGATTTTCATGGTGGTGATTATGATCTAATCATACACTTGGCAGCATGGGCAGATATCCGTGAGAGTTTGGAAAAACCTGAAGAGTATTATAATAACAATGTAGTTAAAGCAAAACCAATCTTTGATTGGTGTGCAAAGACTGGTACACGCCTCTTATATGCCTCTTCTAGTGCTGTTGATGGTGAATATTGGGAAAATCCTTATGCTATGAGTAAATGGATTAATGAGCAAATGGCTCCTCCTAATTCTGTTGGTATGAGATTTACTACTGTTTATGGTCCTGATGTTAGGGACAATATGATGTATGGATTACTTAGGGATGGAAAAGCAAAATATGTAACAAATCATAGAAGAGATTGGATTCATGTTGATGATGTATGTCGTGCCATTCGTTATCTTGCTTCTAGTAGCGTAACTGGAATCGTTCCTGTCGGTCGTGGAGAATCCGTATCTGTTAAAGAACTTGCAGCAGCATTTGGTCAAGGCGATCTTCCTGTCAAAACAGACACGCCAGGTGAAGCACAAGACAATACTGCTGACACTAGCATCTTGACAAGTACAGGATGGTTTCCTACTATAAATATTCTGGATACCGTTCCGACCAATGACAACGCCTAATTGGCAACATCACTCTAAGAAAGAACAAAAAAGAAAACTAAAACCGCAAGCAATGAGAGCAAGGCGTGAAGCATTACGCCAGTTCAAAAAGCAGCACATGGGTCGTCGTAAAGGCGACCTTTCGTCGTATTATGGCCACATACGAAACAAAACACATGGCAGTCAGGCACGAAATCAAGTCTCAACTTGCAAAATTGCTTGCTACTGAAGACTTATTGGTTGAGCATAAGAAAGTTAAAACCGCTCAATTCAATGTTCATACTCGCGTCTTGACTCTTCCTATGTGGGACCGAGCAAGTAATTTTGTGTATGATCTTCTAGTTGGTCATGAAGTCGGTCATGCACTGTATACTCCAGATGAAGATCCACCGAAAGGAATTCCTCATCAGTTTTTGAATGTGGTTGAGGACTGTCGGATTGAAAAGTTGATGAAGCGTAGGTATATGGGTCTTGCCAAGACCTTCTATCGTGGATATCGGGAACTAAATGAAGAAGATTTCTTTGAGATTCAAGGTGAAGATCTGACCACTTACAATCTTGCCGATAAAATTAATCTTAATGCAAAGATTGGCAATTTTGTGAAGATTGATTTCTCTGAAAGAGAGAAAGAGATCGTTGATATGGTTCATGCTTGTGAAACCTTTGCGGATGTTGCTATCGCAGCAGAAGCTTTGTACAAATTTTGTAAGCAAGAACAAGAAGCAAATCAAAAGGTAAAAGATCTGGATCAACTTGATAATCTTCCTCCTGCTATTTCTAACGAATCACCATCTAGCATGGAAGCACCTCCTATGAGCGAGGGTCTTGGTGAGGAAGAAGGAGAGTCTGAGCAATCGGAAACTCCTGAATATCATGATGAAGACCAAGAATCTGGTAGTGTTTCCTCTGAGATTGATTATAGTGAAGCACCAAATGTTCGCACTGCTGATTCTTTGGAGAATAAACTTCAAGATCTGATTGGTCACAGTTCCTATGAGAACAATTATGTTGAGATTCCCAAAGTAAACCTTGACACTATTGTAATCAAGAACTCTGAAGTTCATAATTATATTGATGAATCTTTTGATATTCAACAAAACAATTACTCTCATAATCTCTTTGAAAAAGTTGATACTGAGTTTAAGAAGTTCAAACAAACAGCTCAGAAAGAGGTGAATTATCTTGTCAAAGAATTTGAATGTAGAAAATCTGCTGATAGTTATGCTCGTGCTACTACTAGTAGGACTGGAGTTCTGGACTGCGCTAAATTACACACTTACAAATACAATGAAGACCTGTTCAAAAAAGTAACTATTCTTCCTGATGGCAAGAATCATGGTCTTGTTTTTGTTCTGGATTGGTCTGGATCAATGCAATACACTATGAAAGATACTTGTAAGCAGTTGTTCAATCTTATCTGGTTCTGCAAAAAAGTTGGGATTCCTTTTGATGTGTTTGCATTTACTAGTGAATGGCACCGAAGTGAGTTTGATAGGATTTTAGATCGATATACTGAAGTAAATGTAATGTCACATTATGAAAAGAAAGAGGGCCTTCTTGCAGTCCATGAAAGATTTTCCATGATGAATTTGCTTACCAGTGAAATGTCTGGTAAGCATGTTGAGAAACAACTCCTTAATGTTTGGAGACTTGCATGTTCTTTTCAGGACTCCTGGTCATGTGGATACACCTACCC